GGAAGGCAACAGGAGTCGCGTTCTCGATGTACCGCGCCCCGGATCCTCCGAGAACGCAGTCGCCCGAGCCCTTGGGCTCCAGGTTGATATCAATGTCGGTGTCCGCTCCGCCCACTCCGATCTCGGGAGCGCCGCCCGTGTTGGCGTTGCGGATCGTCAGGTAGTTCACGGGTGTAGACCCGCCCGGAGCAAGGACGAGGATCCGCGCCGCGTGCGTATCGTCCCACATCTCCGTTGCCTTCACAGCCGCGAACGTAGCTGTCCCGGCCTTCATGGCCGCGATATCGCTGACGTTCGTGCCGATCGAAGTCGTGTGAGATGCCGTAGTGTTCTCGACTGTATCCATGCGCGTATCGAGAGCCTCTTCGGCATCGTCGGAGACACCGGCCACGCCGTCGATGCGCGTGTCGAGAGCCGTGTCCTGCGCCGCCATGATCATGTAGAGCTGTTTTGTGCTTACCATTGTTGCACTTTCGTGTGAGCTGGAGTGGTTAGTACCCGCGAGGGCGTTTCTTGGACTTGCACTTCTTCTTCATGGTGTTTCCTTGTGTTTCTTCGGAGGAACCGGGTCGCTGTGGAGCCAGCCCATAGCCGCTAGGAATCGCCGCGCTCCCTGGATCGGATGTCCGGTCAGCGTGTCCTTGAGGAACTGGACCGTCTGCTGCCGCGACCGCTCAAAGAAGAGACCGAGCGCGACGGCGATGGCGAGCCAGGTCAGAACCGGACGAATGAAGCTCCAGGGGTCGAGATACCAAGGGAGCCCAACGTCTGGCGGCGCGAGTTGCGCTCTAGCTGCCGGATCCGTCGTGGACAGCCAGACCGCCGCCGCGCCACCACCCGCGCCCCCGATGATCCCAAGCAGCCCGGTAACGAGACCAGCGATCCCGGCCGCCACGAAGACGGCCAGGAGGATCGTTGTCTTGTTGACGTGAGCGGAGCCGTCGAGGAACTCCCCGAAGGTTCGGCACCCCGCCATCCCGAACATCAGGAAGGCCAGGAGCGCGAACATGGCCGCGAGTCCGAAGTAGGGAGCGAGCTTCAATGGCCCCCGCATGGAGAGTGCGGGTTCACGGGACCGGGCGGCTGCCCAGCTTCCGCCGCAGCATGGGTCGCCTCGACGATGACGCGATCCGGCCCGCCGATACCAGCGAATGGCGCGAACGAGAGCGCCACGTAGCTGCCGTCCATGCCCCAGTCGCGCTTGCCACGGTTGATGTCGGCATCCGTGAGGCCGTACTCGACGCGCACCGAACGCAGGACGCGCTCGCGCTGGTACGGCGTTTCACAGCCCGCGTGCGCGAAGGCGAAGAGCGCCGCCGCGATCACGAGCAAAAGCTTGGTGTGGAGCTTCAAGACGGGATGAGCCCCTTCAAGGCTCCGAGCACGCCGATGGCGAAGTCGATCAGCTTCGGAAAGATCGCCACGACGACGAGCGCCGTCACGATCGCGCCGAGGGCGAACTTCCAGTTCCAGGATGAGAAATTGATCATGTGATTGCCTTTCGTTTCGGTCACTAGGTGTCGATCGGAAAATCAACGAGCTTCTTCTGCACGGCCAGCGTGTGTCGGACCAGGAGCGCCCCATCGGTCTCGCCGATGTCTCGCTCCGTCACGACCTTCACGACCTCGCCGCCAGACTTCCATTGAGTGACGAGACTGTTTGCGGGTACGTCAGCCATCGAGTCCGCCATCCTTTCGAGCGCACGGTATTGCCGGTACTGAAGCGTGCAGAGCCCGACGATCAGGACCAGCACCAAGGCTCGCCAGGCTGTCTGCGCGCTCACTCATGTGATTCCGGTTTACTTGCCCTGTTTGGTGAGAGTGTCCACGGAAATCTTCACTTGTGCCAAGTCGCGCCCCTGCGCCTCGACCGTGAACTTGAGCGCCTGAATCTGAAGCGCCACCTCCCGGCTCTCCTCGGACGACTTCTCTCGAAGCGCGTTGGAGCGGTCAATGATCATCTTCTCCAGGTCGCTGTATTTCGTGGCACCGAGCCATGAGAGCCCAGCGAAGGCAACGGCGGCCCCCCACGGCACGAGCGTCTCGCGCGTGATGATGGGCCGCTTGCCGTTCGGCTCGTCAGCCATATCAGGGAACGATCGCGCCGACGATCTTCGTATCGAGCGCCGTAGCCGCCGCGAGGATCTCATCGGACTGCGCCGGAGGAATCGAGTTCGCCCCCTGCGCGATGAGCTGGTCGAGGTGCCCGTTGGCGATGGAGATCTGGTCGAGGATCTGCGTTGCGGTTGCCATGAGGTTGATTGTTCCAATCAGGAGGACAAGGAATGTGAGGAAGAGGATCGCCGCGTAGAAGTAGAGGAGGGGCATCAGGAATACTCGTCCACGATAATGCCGCCTTCGGTTCCGGCCCCGCCCGCTCGCGGAGTCGAGGCCGTGATTGCGACGCCGCCGCCTCCGCCGTTGCCGATGCCGATAGCGGCAGTTCCGGCTCCGTGGTTCACGCGACCGGTACCGCCGCGCCCGAACTCCGCCGAACCGCCAGTGCCTCCGAATGCGATGCCGGACGAGCCAAGAATCACGGCTCCAGTAGTGCCGGGAGCCCCCGCGCCATTGATCGCGCCGCCCGTCGAGATCACGCCTGAGCCGCCAGCGTTGACGTTGACCGTTGCTGTCGAAGCCCCTCCGGCCCCTCCGACCCCGCCCTTCCCAACAAGCGTGAAGTTGGTTCCGGTGAAGGTCACGTCTCCGCCCGTCGCGCCGTCGTTGTCTCCAGCCGTTCCACCGGCAGCCGCAGCCGGGATCACGTAGGCGTAGGTGCTGGAATTGGCTGCGCGCTTCTCGCACTTGCCGCCAGCCGCGCCTCCCGCCCCTGCGCCAGCCTGTCCGGCGCCAGCGTTGTCCGCACCGCCTCCGCCGCCGCCTCCGCCGTAGCAGCGAACGTGCATCTCATTGCAGTCCGTTCCAGGCGTGTGCGTGCCAGAGCCGGTGGTGTAGACGGTCTGACGAAGGAAACGCCCTGAGGCTTTGAACACCTCGCCGGTTGTGACCGTGATCCCAGTTTCGAGCGTGCAGGCCGACGGGTCGCCACTACTCGCATCTCCGCGCCCGATGACCGTCTGGGATGCGATGTTCGCCAGCTTCGCCATCGTCACCGCGTCGTTGGCGATCGTGGCCGCGAACGAGCCGGTCCCGGTTCCAGTCACGTCGCCCGTGAGCGTGATCGTCTGATCGCCCGTGTTCGTGCCGGAGCTTGAGCCTGAGTGCGACCCAGAAATTGACACGCTTCCGGAAATCGTTAGTGAGCCGTCCGCGTCCCCTGTACGGAGCGATAGCGTCCGATCCGCCGTGAGATCAGATCCAGCCGCGATGATGAGGTCGTGCGATGCGTTCGTGTCGAGGATGTGCAGCCCGGTGTTGGGCAGCGTGATCTCCGTCGTGAACACGGGCGAGTCCGCCCGCACCACCGCGCCCGTGCCCGTGTTGGCTGTTGCAGCAAGCCCGTTGATGGAGAGCGAGTTGCCTGCGCCCGCCGTGTCGAAGGTCTTGTTGGTGAGGGTGTCGGTGGTCGCCTTGCCTACGAGCGTGTCGGTGGCGTCGGGGGCCGTGAGAACGCGCGATCCGGTCGGGGTAGCCAGGATGCGCGTCGCCCCACCTGAGCCGATCATCTGCAACTCTGGAGTCGTGCCTGTAGTGAAGACCGAGAACGAGTCTCGATTCGTGTACGAAACGTGCCCGTCCATCTGCGGGTCGATGAAGACGAAGACCTGCCCCTCGGCCGCGTCAGAAGTCAGGACGATGCCGACGCGCTGCTGGATGTCAGCCGGAGGATTCTCCGAGCTGACCAGCCCCCCAGCCACGGCGCTATCCACATACAGCGCGTCGTGCGCCGTGAATCCGCTCGTGTCGAGGCCATAGATGATCCCGAACGTCCGCACCGTGCCCGTCGCCCCGCTCTCGATCTCCCCCGTGGTGATCCCGGCGCACGGCATCTCGGTGTCCGAATCCGACGACGTGAGCGCTATCGTCGGATACGAATTACCAAGATCCGGATGCGTTGCCGCTCCGTCAATCCGTACCGCCGTGAACGCCGGGATCGTTGACCCCGTGGTGTTGTACCCAGAGAAGTCAACCGGGAGGTTGGGGTCGAGTGCGTTGAGAAGGGACATGCGCTAGCTGATTCCGATCTCCCCGACGATCTGGATCGTTAGCGCCGTGGCCGTGTTCGAGCCGCCCACGAGGAACGCCGTGCCCGCGACAGCGGCATCAAGGCGCAGGTTCGGCGGGAACCATTCGTCGTATCCGCCGACCGCGACGGCACGACCGAAGCCCATGATTTCCGTGCCAGCCGCGTTCGCGCCAGTCGCCCCTTGGTAGAGCGAGTAGGTAGCAGCAATCGAGGCGTGCTTGTTCACGACTCGGATGTGCTTGATGAGGATGTAGAGGCTGCCCGTCTGCGACGGCGTGCCGCCCGTCGTGGTGCCAGGGGTCAGGATGTTGGTCGTCAACGTCGAGGAGAGCGCGACGACGTGAGTGAATTGCTTGTTTGCTGCCATGTGGGTTTGTCCTTATCAGAAGCCAAATTCGCTATGAAACACGAACGCGCGTCCGAACTCGATCCGCTTGTTGGATGCGTCAAGCGTCGTGACGGAGCACGTGTGCCCGAGGTTGATGTCGGTCGGAAGGTTCGTGGTATGCCGAGCCACGACGCGATCGTCGATCCAGAAAGTGATTGCAGTTATGGATGTCTGGATGATGAAAAGATGCGGAGAAGCATTTACCGCAGCATCTACGCCCGTATCAGTAACCGTGACGCCAGACACCTTGCCCCCGCCGTCGATGGCCGTCGTGACCGAGCGCCAGTTGGTCGTCCCGGTGTCAACGGTGGTGTCGTAGCGGAAGGCCGCGATCGCGTGCTTGTCGGTGCCAATCACCGGAGTACCGACTGCGTGAAGGTCTCCGTTCGTGAGGCCAAACCACATCCGGATGAAGTCGTGGGAAACACCCGTCTGGATCAGGAACCCGCACGTCGCGTTGAAGCCGGTACGAAGAATCCCGCCAGCGCCAGGAGGGATGCCCGAGACTGTCCCCGTGTCGAGATATTGCCTGTAGGAGTTTAGGCCAGCGTTCGCCAGGAACCGGATCACGCAGAAGGCGTTTCCGAGGATGAGCTGATTTGCGCCGTTCCCCGAGAACGTTGGCGCGCGCATTCCAACCACGTCGAACACCGGGGCAGATCCGCTCGGCAAGAACTGCGGGAGGATCTGCATATGCCGCTGCTTGAACAGCGACGTGGTGATGCGGAGATCATTCGCCCGGATGAGCTTGCCCGATGTGTAGTCAAGGTCTGTCGCTGAAGGAGGCGAGGCGAATCCGACAATGCCGCCATCCTCGCCATCTTCACCGGGAGAGCCACGAGATCCGGCTGCGCCCGCCGCGCCAGCAGCCCCCGCCGCTCCGTCTACGCCCTGCCTTCCAGGGGGACCGGGAACGCCATCCTCGCCGTCCTCGCCCCACATCCCCGGAGGACCGATAGCTCCGGTTGAGCCTTGCGATCCGCTCGCGCCATCGACCCCAGCCCTCCCAGGGATAGCTGTCGCGTCTTCCCCGTCTGCCCCGTCGAATCCGCGAGGCCCAATCGGTCCTTGAGCCCCGAGCCCGCCTAGGGCTCCTGTAGGCCCAACAGGGCCACGCTGACCGGGAGGCCCCGGCTCGCCATCCTCACCGTCCAGGCCATAGCCGGGAGCACCTGGGACGCCCTGGATGCCTACGGCTCCATCCTGGCCTCGCGCTCCGGGACGGCCATCTTCTCCGTCCTCCCCGTCCCAGCCATGAGGCCCCTGCGCCCCTGTGAGCCCGCGCTCTCCAGGACGCCCAGGAACACCAGATTCACCGTCAACGCCGTCCTCAGCCCATCCTGGAGGGCCAATAGCCCCGGTAGTGCCTTGTGGGCCTGTGGGGCCTGTGGGGCCGGGACCGCCGACCGATCCAGGAGGGCCGGGAGGTCCGTGCTCGCCCTGTTCGCCTTCTTCCCCTTGGAGCCCAGCCGTACCGGGTGCGCCTGGAGGGCCGGTCGGGCCGGTCGATCCAACGGAACCGGGAGCGCCGGGAGGACCAGGGCTTCCATCCTCGCCCTCTTCGCCAGCCGGTCCAGCGGGTCCAACCGGGCCTTGTCCACCAGCCGATCCGACAGGACCAATCTGTCCCTGCGCTCCGGGCGGGCCGGGGTTGCCGTCCTCGCCTTGCTCGCCATCCAAGCCAATCGGGCCAGGGAATCCGGGGACACCCTGCTCCCCGTTCTGCCCTTGTGGACCTCTCGGCCCTGTGCCTCCGCTGCCGCTGCCCGAGCCTCCGCCCACGATCGTCGTATTGATCTCGACGCTCTGCGCGATCGCATCGGGAGAGACGACATCCAGCTCGTTCTCCGGAGTGATGCGGAGCGGGGAGCCAGCCTTGATCTTCAGCTCCGGTCGCCCGCCTCCGTCGAAGCCGAGAGCTTGGCCTTGATCGCCTTCCTTGGGCTGCGCGAGTCGCCGCGTGTCCCTTGCTCCCATGTGCGGGGAGTGGCCGGGAACGCGAGCGCGTCGCTTGCCCTTCCTCCCTCCTCCGCTCGGGATCTCAGGTCTTTGCGTCACGGGACCAGCGTTCCCTTTCTGCCCATCTTCACGAACCGAGCCGCGAGCGATTCGAGCGACCACCGCGAAGTCAGCGAAGCAAGGCCGAGGCGAATCCAGAGCGCAGCGCCGCGAACCCGAGCCTTGACCATCGGCGCTCGCCCCTGCCGAACGAACCCATGCGCCATCGCCTCGCCCGGATCGTCAGCCGTCTCCGAGGCGTACAGGAACCAGTTTGGCCCAGCCTCATCGAGCTTCGTCACGATCTCCAGGTCCGTGACCATGAACTCCGCGTCCACCTCTTCCGGGACAAGCGGCCCGAACATGACCGTCGAATCGATCACCTCGCCGTCGTCGTTCAGCGCCGTCTCGTCGTAGATGCGGACCTCTCCGTCCGTGCATCCGAAGACGAGCATCCGGTCGTCGGTCGCGTCACCGTCGAGCGTTGCAACGCAAGTCGGCTGCACGCCCGTATCGCTCGCAGGCCCGTACTCATCGACGTACCAGGCGCGTTCGTCTCGGTCCCAGAAGAAGCTCTCGACGTGTTCGTCGTCGTCGCCCACCTCGACGACCATGACGCGCAGCCCGTTCTCCTTGTCGCTCCAAGCCATCTCGACTCGGAACACTTCGAGGTCGATGTCGGCCAGCTTCGCGGGCAGCGAGTCCTTGGAAACGTCCACGATCCCCAGCGCAGCCGGGTCCATCGCGTACACGCCCCCAAGCGACCCAAAGAAGTAGATGCGCCCCTGCGGATCCTTCGCCCAGCACCTGCCGAACGCCATACCCACCGTGGTCGAGATCGGGTGGAACTGCGCGCCCGGAGTCGCCGGGTCGCCCGTGAGTCGGTAGATCGAGTGGTCGCAGCCGAATACCGCGAGATCGTCCGTCACATGGATGAACGTGCGGATGATGTCGGGCGAAAGCCCTACCTCCGAGTCAACGCCCTGGATCGCCTGCGTATCGTTGATCGTGAACGGGAACATATCCCAGCCCACAGGCCTGTCTTTCTCGGAGAAAGCCCAGTTGTGCGGGTTGTCCTTGAAGGCGAGCAATCCCAAGCGCCCGCGCCACGAGGCGAGCAGTTGAGCGCGCAGAGGCACAAGCCCCGCACTCTCGCTCGTGAACGTCGAGAGCGTGTCCGTCTTCGGGTCGTAGACCTTCGTTAGCTTGCCGTCCGCGAGGTAGATCTTTCCGAACAGCTCGCACGAGTCGATGAATGGCGCAGCCGAGTCCATGCCGCCGCCCGTGCCCGAGTCGCCGCCAGTCACCACGACCGGCGCTCCATTCAAGGTCAGGCGCACCACGTCCCCGCCGCACACCGCGAGCGTGACGAACGCCCGGTTTGATCCGTCTACGTTGGTCGTCGAAATCAGACGAACATTGAAGACTGACAGCTTTGCGGTATCGGAAGAGAACGGAGCGCACCCGACCGTTACGAACTCGGCGTGCTGCACGGCGTCACCCGTGGGGAAATCGGGCTTCCGCCGATCGACGCCAATCGCGTATGCCTCGTTGTCGTCCGCGAGCGATTCGTAGGCCGTGAACTCGACGCCAGCGGCTACGCCCGTCGAAGCATCCCGGTAGCCAACGAACGTGACGTTCGCGTAGGGATCCGCCGTGCCCGCCGTCTGCACGTAGTAGATCGGAAGGTAGATGTTGTCGAACTCGTCTACGTCCATCCGTGGGTAGGCGTAGCCGAGCGAGCTTGGAGTAGAGCCCGAGTTGAACAGAGTCGCGCCCCACGGATCGCCAAGCCCGCCGTCCGAGGTCACGAACGTAGCGCCAGCGTCCCCGAACTTCCGCAGGTCCACCGCGTCCGCGATGATCGCTTCATCTCCAGAGACTACGGCTCGCCTCGGTCCACAGGAGAACACCTGGCCCTCGGAACCAATCCGCACCCCGTACCCGACGCCTCCAAGTCCACTCCCAGCCGTTGTGATCTTGTTGGACGCGACCGACGCTGTTACGTCGTGACCGGACGTTGCAACCCAGGTCGGACGCCCCGTGTTCGGCTGCCACTTCGAGAGCATCGGGTAGATGCTCTGGAGGAGGTACTGAGGCGACACCTGCCCCTGCGTGTTCGTCTGGTTCGCTGGCGGCCCACCACGGCTGTTCGTGGTCTTCTTGAGGGTAAAAGGGTGTGGGTACCAGCCCCGCGTGGTGGCCGATCCCGCGATCGTGTGTTGCGTGTTCGCCGCCGTCCAAGTGAGGTTCCCTCCCGAAGATGCCGCGAGGCTGATCCGTGCGGCGTAGGGCGAGATAGACCGGATCGCCAGCGTCGTGATCGGCGAGGTATTCGTCTCGATTGCCGCATAGGCAATGAATCCCGGATGCTTCTCCGTGCGCTGGTCGTAGTCGATCCCCGGATTGCCGATGCGATTGATGGCCGAATACAGATTCGAGCCCGTCTCGCGCAGCGTCGAGCCGATCAGAACGTCATTAGCTTGAGCCAGAGCGGTCCTGAATCGGTAGGTGGTCGAGTCGATCGCCAGCGTCTCGTTGTTCGAGGGTTGCGTGACCGTGAGCCACGCCGCTTGTCCCGACTCCAGCTCGTGCGCGCAGCCCCATTTGTGAGCCAGCATCCCCTCGATGCGCTCGACCTCGGTATCGCTGTTCGCGCTCCAGGAAGAGTCCGGGTACGTCGGGCACGTGATGAGCCGCTGCTGGTTTCCAGACTGGTCGTACCAGTCCGACAGCACGATCATTTCACCGATCTCGCCCGCGAACCTGGAGCC